AGGTAGTGGCACACCAACACTTGACATTTCTACAACAGCAGGTGAAGTTCTACAGTTACATGACCACGACTTCCCAGCATTCAACACTGCTACAGGTTCACACTTCCACGTTATAAACGATTTCACTGAACCATACAAAGTGTTGACTGACCTTGAAGCGCAAACTACTGATGCTAATGGTGATAGTATCATAGGTAGTGTTTACAACATTGTTATTTGGGGTGCTGTAGGTGAAGATGATACGGGTGCTAACTTGTTCGTCAATATGCCAAATGGTAGTTACTCAAACAATAGTGGTGAACAAGGCACACTTGACAAAGACGCAACTGCTATCTACAGTATACCACAAATATACGCTGGTGTAGGTTTCTTGATTGCTCGTGTTACTATTCAAAGTGCTGGTGGTAACTTTACCGTTCTACAAACACAAGACTTGCGTGGCTCATTCCCAGGTGTAGGTGGAGCAGGTGGTGGAGCAGGTGGTGGTGTCACATTCATCAATGACCTTGCTGATGTGGATATTGCGACTCCAGCAACAGGACAAGTTATCACATACAATGCTACAACGCAAGTATGGGAAAATACAGCAATACCATCAACAGCATTGAATGATGTAACTGATGTAACCCTAACGACTCCTGCCGAAGGTGACATTGTCCGCTACGATGCTAATTCTGCGACTTGGATCAATAGTAATGCCGTTACACAACTCGAAACCGATATGGGTGATGTTTCTTCGGCATTAACCGCAATATTAGGAGTATAATATGACTATAGCACAACAACTAATAGATGTTAATACCGCTAAACAAAACATCAAAACGTCAATAGAAAATAAGGGTGTGGACATGACAAATGTCCCATTCACTGATTACCATTTGAGTATTGACAGTATTTCAGCAGGTTCATCCGGGCCAGTATCAACTTGGACAAGAAACTCTAGTTGGGCTACCGTGACACCTCCATTGCCGACTGAAAATAAAATCACAGGTCTTGCGATTATCACTACATCTAATTTAAATGAAATTGGTTTTTTTTCGGGATCTGGCACTGGGACAGTAGATTGGGGTGACGGAACAGTAGAAGATATTGCCGTATCTTCTTGGAATACTCACACATACGATTATAACGACCCTGACTTGACACTTCCTTTAACTACTGAAGGACATAAGCAAGCACTATTTACGGTCACGTTCACTAGTGCGCCATCACAATTGAACTTCCATACATCGTCTGCTCATGGTTTGACTAAAACAGCATCCGCTTTTGGTGAGATACACGTATCTTCTAGTTCGGATAGCGGTATGCTATTCGCAACAACTCAGATGAAAGACCCACACCCGTTTTTAGAATATATAAACATTGTTAAAACTAATACATCAACTTGGCTTAGTGCTTTTCGTGGTCTACATGGGTTACAGCGTGTCGATATAAATCACGCAACTACAGGTGTTATCACCGAATGTTCGTATATGTTTTATTGGTGTAAACAACTTTGTGAAGTGAATACTGATTGGACTTGGTGTCACGCTAATGGTGCTAACGCCACACAAATGTTTGGTAGTTGCAGTAATTTATTCAAAATAGAAGGAGATTGTTCAGCCTTTAAACCCAATAACGCGACAAGTTTGTTTATACAATCGGGATTTTGGTCTGTTACTCCAAACTTCGACTATTCAGTTTGCACTACACTTGCTAATGCCTTTTATGGTTGTATAATAAATCATCTAACTCCTATAAACGCCCCGGTGGCCACGACCCTCAGCGGATTTTCAAATGGTTACGGTGGTATAGCATATATAGAATCACTTTCTGCCCCAAGCGCGTCTACTGTTCAAAACTTTATGAACTCTTCACATAACCCACTGGTTATAGACGCTATGGATATATCTAATACTACTGATATGTCTGGTATGTTCAAAGGTGTAAACTCCGGGGCCCTTACAGGACCAAAAAATCTTGACAATGTTGTGTTTAATACATCGTATACAACTTGTGCGAGCGCATTTTACTATAGTTGTATATCGGATGCTGACTTCATCAAGGGAAATGGTGTCGGGGTAACGACTAATAACGCTATTAATATGTTCTACTACGCAAACGCACTTTGTCGTGTAAGAGGTCTTACCGTCGTTGGTTCTGCTCAAAACTTTTTAGCCGCTGTCCAAGGGTGTCAGTTCATTGAAGATTGTGATTTTAGCGGAGTCACAAATACCACTGGTATGTTTAACTTAAATACGACTTACAATTTTCTATGTTCGTTCAAGGGAACAATTTGCCCAGCAATATCATTTTCTATCGCTAACGGGATGCTTGAAGCCGATGCGTTAAATGAAATATTCACAAATGCTCCAACGGTTTCTGGTCAAACAATGACTGTCACAGGTAATCCGGGCGCCGCAACATGTGACACATCAATCGCAACGGCAAAAGGCTGGACAGTCGTAACTTAAGGAGAAAATTATGTTTAACGGTTTTTATAAAAGCAATCAAGAAACTTACATATACGCACCAACCAAGGTGACAGCACCTAACTATACATTAGATGTTACTATCCCATCTGCTCACACTTACCCAATTGATGGATGGGTTTACTATGATGATATTAATACAGCACTGACAGCACTAGGTATAACACTAGAGTCATATACCGATTTAGATGAAATGTATAGTAATGACTTAAGGATCGCACACCCACATGCTATCATAGGTGGTGTAATCACGCAGGTTTAAATCTCAAGGAAGAAACTAAGGAAGGGTCAACTAAGGGAGGTTCAACTGGAAAATGTAGGGAGAACATTATGGAGGAGAATGATAACAAAGAAACATTAAGACATATGTTTCGTAGGAAAAGTGATTTAATAGATGATGATACCAAAGAGTATGCTGAATTATATCACCAAATTAGACGAAATGAGTTTGATTTACTGATGATGAGAAACGACTTAGAAACATTAAAGAAAGATGTGCTACCAGAACTTAAATCAGATTTGCGCGGTCTTCATTTTCAAATTAACGGAATGGAAGACAGTGTGACTAATCTTCAAGGTAAAATCGATAAGTTTGATGGTAGATTGTGGACTATAATAATGCTAATAGTAGGTTCTATAGCATTACCACTCATACTAAAATACTATCACGTAGGATAGACCCACTCAGGGTATAAAGGAGGTGCCATATGGCAGACGAAAAAAGAGGGCCTGGTCAACCAAAACTTGACTTAGATATGGACTTGATGTGTAATCTAGCAAAAATACAATGCACGCTAGAAGAAATTGCTGAAATCATGGGTTGCGATAGACAAACTGTCCGCAACCATATGGGCGATTTGTATGAACGTTCAAAACAAGAAGGTCGTTCTTCTCTTAGACGCAAACAGTATATGGTTGCGATGGAAGGAAACCCTACTATGCTGGTCTGGCTTGGGAAGAATTGGTTAGGGCAAACTGACCAAGTTAAAGAAGAGAAAGACAGTATGATATTGCCATGGGAAGATGACGCTGAGGATGAATAATGCCACTAAGCACAGCACAGAAACAAATCTTTGATGATGCCAATCGTTTTCGTGTTGTATCAGCAGGAAGACGTTTTGGTAAAACATTTCTATCTACTTGGGAAATAGCACGGGTTGCCCGTCATCCTGGGAAGAATATTTACTACATTGCTCCGACATATCGCCAAGCAAAGCAGATTATGTGGGAGCATTTGAAAGAAGAAATGTCAAAAAGACGATGGGTATCCCGTATCAACGAAAGTGATTTGTCCATTGTATTGGTCAATGGCTCTCGTATATCATTACGATCCGCAGAAAACTTTGATAGTATGCGTGGTGTGTCACTAGACTTTGCTGTATTAGACGAAGCCGCATTTATGAAGCCAGAAACGTGGAATGAAGTTGTTCGTCCAGCATTAAGTGACAAGAAAGGCGGCGCTCTCTTCATCACCACACCAAAAGGTCGTAATTGGATTTACGATTTGTGGAACAATGCTAAAATGTATCCTGACTGGGCATCATCGCAATTTACTACCCTAGATGGTGGTATGGTAGATGCTGAAGAAATTGAAGCGGCAAAGCGTGAACTTGATGAAAAAACATTCCGTCAAGAGTATTTGGCAACATTTGAAAGTTATGAAGGGTTGATTTATTATAACTTTGCCCCAGACCGTAACGTCAAGCAAAAACAAATAGAGATTACACCAAAAACTGTGCTCCACATTGGAATGGATTTTAACGTTACGCCCCTCGTTGCGGCAATTTCAGTTGTAGACGCACAAAATAATATCCACATAGTAGATGAAATTCTACTTAATGGTTCAAACACATATGAGATGTGTGAAGAGATACAAAGACGCTATCCAAACAATCGTATTTGGGCGTATCCTGATGCTTCTGGTCAAGCACGAAAGACTAGTTCTATTCAGAGTGACCATAACATTATGAAACAAGCAGGATTTGTATTAAAAGTAGGCAGAAGTAACCCGGCAGTTCAAGATAGAATCGCGGCTGTTAACAGTGCGTTATTAAGCACATCGGGAGACATTAAATTAACCATAGATCCGAAATGCAAGAATGTCATAAAGTGTATTTCTAATCAAGTGTATAAAGAAGGAACTCGTGTCCCAGACAAGGATGGGCAACTGGACCACATGAATGATGCTGTTGGGTATCTTGTCAACTTTATACATCCGATCAGACAACCAATACCAGACAGAAAACAGCACTACGGGCGATATAGTGTATATTAAGTATAAATACACATATGAAACATAGGAGATCCCAATGGACCTAGATCAACGACACCCGCTATATGAAGCATACATTAATCGCTGGAAGGCATATCTAGCATCTTATCTTGGTGGTGAAGACTACCGAGCACCATCACTCGCAATGTTGCGCAAATACATTAACGAAGACAGTGCTCCTGGTAATCAGTATTCACAACGATTGAATCATACAGCACTAGATAACCTAACCAAACTAGCAATTGACACTTACCGTTCATTCTTGTTTAGAAATACACCACTAAGAACATTTGGTGGTATGAAAGACAATGAACTTGTTAACCGATTCTTAGATGACATTGACTTTAATGGTCAAGATTTGGATGACTTTATGAAGAATGCTAATGACCTAGCATCTGTTTACGGTCATGTTTGGATTATGGTCACAAAAGGGTTTGAAGAAGGTGTTGTTACTCTTCAACAAGAGATTGAAGCAGACATTCGCCCATACGCTCGTGTGTTTACTCCAGAAAATGTTGTCAATTGGAAGTATGAGCGCAAAAATAACGGCAGTGAATATCTATCAGAGTTGATGACTATGGAGTATGTTAATGAAGAACAAACTCGTTACGTTATTTGGACTCCACAAGACATTACAACGCTACTAGTAACAGAGCAAGGTGAAACTCTACCTCCACTAGTAGAGATGACAGAATTACAAGGGAACGAAATTGGTCGTATACCATTCGTTTTACTTAAAGCAAACCATTCACAATACCGTGAGATTGGTCAAAGTGATATTGCTGATGTTGTTACTATTCAGAAAGCAATCTTTAATTTATTGTCTGAAGCAGAACAAGGCGTTCGTATCTCTAATCACCCAACACTAGTCAAAACATTTGATACAGATGCGATGGCAGGTGCGGGTGCTGTTGTTGATATGGATCCTAACATGGACCCTGCTCTTAAACCATACTTGCTTGAACCAAATGGAACAAACATTGAATCAATCGTTAATATGATTGATGTTCACGTTGATGCGTTCCTCAGAGCAACACATTTAGGTGCTATTATGAGTGGTCGTGGTCTGACACCAAAATCTGGTATCGCACTACAGACGGAATTCCAGCAACTAAATACAAGACTTGGCGATAAGGCAGCAAAACTAGAACAAGCCGAACAAAACATATGGGAATTGTTCTGGGCATACACAGGTCTCCCAACTCCAATTGATTTTGAAGTAGTTTATGAAAAGTCTTTCGACCTGCGTGACGCACATGCTGACTTTACACTATACGCTCAAGCATTAGCACTCGATATTCCAAGTGAATCATACAAACGTGCGCTAATGAAACAAATTGCCGAAGTTGTCATTGAAGACGGTGATTCATTGGATGACATAATGGCAGAAATAGAGTCAATGGATGTAAGCAATTACACTATTGACACGCCAAATACCAGTGATGGTATTTGATAAATAATATATATAACTTACTCTTAGGAGGTAATAGCCATGACTACTACAGAAGGCGTTAACAATGTAGGTAATGAACAGGATACTGGGACTCCTGAAAATACAACCGAAACCCAGGCTGAAACTCGCACTTTCACTCAAGATGAAGTGGACAAGATTGTTCAAGGTCGTTTGGAGAAGTATAAAAAACGCTACTCTGATGTTGACATGAACGAATACAAGTCACTGAAGCAAGAAGCGGAAGAACGAGAAATGGAAGCAATGAAAAAGCGACAAGAGTTTGACAAAATCTTGGAACAACAAAAGACCAAGTATTCGTCAGAAATTGAAACTCTACGTAATGAATTGACTTCTATGAAAGTTGATGGAACTCTGCTTAACGCGGCATCTTCACGAAACGCAGTTAATCCAGAGCAAGTAGCGCAATTGTTGCGCAATTCTGTCGGACTTGATGAAACCGGTCGTCCGGTTGTATTCGACAAAGATGGTTCAGTTGTCTACACAGACGAAGGAACACCAAAATCTTTGGACGCATACGTAAATGAATTTCTTGACAATAATAGTCATTTTTTACGTAGTGGACCAAGCGGTGTTAATTCAAAAGGACAAACAGGATCGTCTCTATCTAAGCCAGAGGTTGACTTAGGTAGTATTGACTTAACTAAACCCGAAGGTCGCGAACTATATCGCAAATTGAAGGCTGAGGGTAAAATTTAACTTAGGAGGTTCCCATGGCGGATTCTTATATTTCTAACAACTATGATGAGTTGTTCGTGCCAGCGAAAGCGGCAACACTATATGCAGCATTTGAAAGTTCAATGTTCCTATCTGGCGCAATGATGCCAATCGTAAACGCACCAAACGGTGTTCTAAAAACTCCAAAACTAGCAAACGATGTTACTGCTTCATCTATTTCTGCTGGCACAATCGAAACTGACGTATTACCAACTAACCCAACTGCTTCTGAAGTTATTATCACTGCAGACCTAATCGCGGCTCGTTCTGTTATCCGTGATCTTGGTGGTATTGATGCTAACGAAATTGGTCGTATTCTAGGTCGTGCAGTATCTAAAGAGTTTGATACTCGTGTAATGACTGCTCTAGACGGCGCAACTGCTTCTACTAACGATTCATTCCCAATGACTCTAGACGCAATCTTTGATGCTGTTCAACAGATCCGTGAAACAGGCGAAACTGGTATGCTACGTGGTATCGTATCTCCAGCGGCTGCTACTGAAATCCTTAAACTTCTAGGCACTGCGGCATACGCTGGTGGTGAAGGTCTACAAGGTCAAGCAATCCGTGGTGGTTACTTGGGTATGCTAGGTGGTGTTCAGTTCTTCACTTCTTCTTATGTTACTGCGGCAAACACTTCTGGTTACATCTTCTCTGAAGACGCTGGTCGTATCGCACTTCAGAAGAATGTTGACCTAGAAATCGCTCGCCGTGCTGAAGCAGTGGGTGTTGATGCTGTAGCATCTCTACACGCTGGTGTTGGTCTAGTAGACGCTACTCGCGCTGTTAAACTAATCAACGTAGCCTAAGTTTAGGAGGATAGTATATGTATGCTACTAATGCTACATTACAACAGTATGTTCCAGATATCTTCGATCATGGGATTACAACGTTTGAAACAGAGTTGACACGCTCAACTTCTGACATTCAGCGTGATCTGAAAGGTAAATGGTGGAGCACTACTGGGTATCCTGCTTCCTCATTTGACGCTACTAAACTTGTAGCCGCAGAATGGGAAAGAGCAACAGTATACCATGCGTTAGCATACTACATACTCCCTCAGTTAGCGAACTTCAGTGAAGCAGATACTTTTCTGTCAATGATGGAATTTTATCGTCAACGCTTCACTGAAGAATTCAATGCTGTTTTAGCCGCAGGTGTTTCTTACGACTTTGATGCCGATGGAAACATAGATGCTGGCGAAAGCAACTATCAACAAAGTATGAGGTTATATAGATGAGTAAGAGAAACGAATGTTTTAACAATCTCGTTGATACTATCTCGGCATTACCAACTCGCAAGATTGGTAAAGTGTCTATAAAACCTATTGATTTTGCCAAATTAGGCAGACAGTCATTCCCAGTCATACAAGTATCAGTCAATCGTGAAGATAGAGAAGATATTACTATGCAACATAAACTGTGCACCATGTATGTGGATGTTACAGCGTATGTTAAAGGGGAAAGCAAATCTGTCAACACTAATAAGCAAGTCAACGATATACTTGAATTGGTAGAAGAAGCATTGGAAGTTGACCGAACTCGTGGTAAATCAGCATTGATTACCGAATTGAGGGAGGTTCAGGAAATAGACGAAAGTGCTTTTCCAATAGTATCGCAAACACAAACTTATGTTATACAGTATTACCATGATCGTGGAAATAGTTAATTTAATAGGAGACCAATAACATGGCTACAGAACTATTCACAGGCTCAAGCGGCGTAGTCTACAGCGGGTCAACCGCAATCGCCTCAATTCGTTCTTTCTCAGTGGAAGAAACACAAGAGACAGTTGACGCTACTCACATGAACGTGAACGGTGTTACTTTCCGCACAAACCTACCAACATTCAAGGCGTGGACTGCTACAATGGAAGTTTTCTGGACAGTAGATGACGGTTCTGGTATCGCGGATAAAACAGAAGCAGGTATGCTTCAACCGGGTTCAACCGAACTAACATTCCACTTCTGGCCAGCAGGTGATGCGCAATACGAACTAGGTTACACTGGTAACGGTTATGTAACTTCACGTTCTATTTCGTCTTCAGTTGACGGTGTAGTGGAAGCATCAATCTCAATTATGGGCACAGGTCCAATCACAACTGAGAACGGTGTGTAAGCATGATTAAAGTCAGTGTCAAAGGGAATCTTGGTGACTCTATTCGTAAACGACTTGATCGTGGGATAGAAGCAATGTCAGAAGACCTTAAGGGTTATCTTAAGGACGAAACTCCTGTTGACACTGGTTATGCTAAGAGTCGTTGGCGTAAACGCCGCGACTCAATATCTAACGATGCTGATTATATTGAAGCATTAGAAGACGGCTGGAGTAATCAAGCGCCAAAAGGCATGGTTAAACCAGCAATAAATAAGTTGCGTAACAAATGGCGCAATAAACGAATATAGGAAGGTAAATTATGTCAAATGAAATATTAGTAAAAGCAAAATCACATTTCCGCGATGTGATGAGTGGTGAACTCAAGTCATTCTACATTGATGAATGGGACACTACATTTTATTTCAAGCGAGGAACAAACTTTAAGAATGAAGGTAAGATTATTGAACTACAACAACAGGGTAAGACCGCAGAAGCACTTGTTCAAATGGTAATCAATAAATGCCTTGACAGCGACGGCAAAAAAGTCTTTACGGATGCCAGTAAGACTGAATTGATGAACTCTGTTGACCCAGAAGTTATTATCAAAATTGTTAATCATTTGACAGCAGACGATGACGAAGGTATGTCGGTGGATGCCGCAGTAAAAAACTAAAGACTGACAAACAGATATATACCTTTTTCTGGTTAGCCGACAGAAGAGGTTGTCCACTCAACGAGATACTTGAAATGGACTATGCTGAAATGTCATACTGGCTTGCTTTTTACAAGATGGAAAGTGAAAGTCAACAGCAGCAACAGCCGAAGTTAAAGAGATAAGGATGGCATCGTAACATATTCATGGAGAAACACTAATGTCGGATTTAGAAGTAACGATAGAGTTAAATGACAGAGTATCACAGAAACTCAAAAATATCGACAGAGCCGCTAGTGGACTTTCTAAAACACTCAAGGTAGCCGCAACAGCGGCTGCCGCCATTGCAACTGGGGCGATTGCTAACTCAATTGTCAGACAGTATACAGCATATGAAAAGTATAGAACAGTCTTAACTACATTCTTAGGTTCACAACAGAAAGCAAACAAAGAATTAGAAAGACTACAAAAACTTGCCAATTCACTACCTCAGGATCTAGAGGATGTAACACAGGCATTCACTATATTCACACGAACAGGTATAGACACCAGTTCTAAATCACTTACCGCACTATCTAACATTGCCACTGCTAATGGTAAGACGTTATCACAACTAGCAGAAGCCGTTGCTGACAGTATCACAGGAGAATTTGAACGACTTAAGGAGTTTGGTATCAAAGTCTCTAAAGAAAACGACCGGTTTGTTGCTCGAATTGGTGACCAACAAGTTGCGATAGCAGATTCAACCGCTGAATTAACCAATAGACTTGTTCAATTAGGTAATACACGATTTGGTGGTGCCGCCGCCGCAAATGCTGGAACACTAAGTCAGTCATTGTCTAACTTGAAAGGTGCAGCCAACGAAGCCGCAATTGCTTTCATGGAAGGTCTTGCTCCTGCTCTAAAAGAAATATCTGATTCAACTGCTCAATTGTTGAGAAACAATAAGGAATTGATTCGTTCTCTTGGTCAAGGCGTTGGCGAAGCATTGAGAACAATTGGTAGTCTAGCAAGAACCGTAGCAGATAGTTGGGATACTATCAATGCTATTATGCTTACATTCATAGGTCTAAAAGTAGGTGATTATTTGTCACGATTGCTTGGTCGTATGATTAGATTTACAAACGGTGCTAGAACAGCATCAGGTGTAGTTTCAGGTCTAACCAAAGCATTGACAGCAAGTGGAACAGCCGCAGTTGTCGCCGCAGGGCAATGGACAGGTGCTACTACAGCACTCGCAATACTAGCAACTAAAGCAGGCAAAGCCGCATCCGCTCTTGGTCTACTCACATTCTCTTCTGATTTGAATGCTGACGAACTTGCTGACCCAATATTCACTACCACAAATGCTATCTATGGTGCTACAGAAGCAATGAAAAACTTTGCTGGAACATCCGATGAGTTAGACGAACTAATCAGCAAAAACAATGCTGTAGTTGAGTCTGTTAAAGCATTAATGGATGCCCAAGACCAAACTGATCCAAATGGTGCTTTCGTTTATAACAATCTAGCAGAAGCATTGCTTGCCTACAATGGTGCTCTTTACACTGCTAAAAATGGTGTTAAAGCACTTAACGAAGAACAGCAAGATATGATCACTGGCGCAAACGATTACAACAAACGACTACAAGAACTAATGTCAAATGTTGAAGAAGAAATTGCGCTTAAAGGTTGGGCACGTGAAGCATTAAGTCAACTAACACAAGAATATGATGATGGTATTCTTTCCCTAGAAAAATACATGGAAGCGAAAGAACGTCTACATGCTATTCTAGGTATTAATGACGATAAAGTCAAATCTTCAACTGAAAAATTAAATGAGCAACTTGGGGTTGTTGACCAAACGGTTAAAGCAGTTAAAGACCAAAAAGATGAAATGTTAGCACTACAGCGAGCATATAAGAATATCACAAGTCTTGCCAAGAAATATGGTCTAACAGAACAAGAGGTAAAAACTGCTCTCGATGAAAGACTCGCTTCAATGGTAGAAGTTATCGACAAATCAGATGAAATGTCGTCTACTGTTAAAGATTTTACTGAAAACTTGAAAGGTAGATTCGAAGGGTTAGCAGGTTCAATGACTTCAACATTCCGTGACATGTTCACAGGTGTTAAATCAGGGTTTGAAGGTCTTCGTGACATTGCTAAAATGGTGTTGGGTCAAATTCTTGATGCTCTAATTCAAATCATTATCGTTCAACCACTCATTAACGCAATGACTGGTGGATTAGGTAGTATCTTTGGTGGATTCTTTGCTGATGGCGGACGAGTAAATAATAGTAGTAAGCCAATAATCGTAGGTGAAAAAGGACCAGAAGTCTTTATGCCGAACGGTGCTGGAACTGTAATACCAAACCATGAACTTGGTGGTGGCGGTGACGGCGGCAATCTTAATGTTACTTTTGAAATTAACGCAGTTGATACACAAACTGGTGTTCAATTCT